AATGGCTTGCCTACATCGTCCGGACAGTGGTAATTCCTGACGGTTCACTCGTCCAAGGCGAGATCGGTTGGGATGGCGACGAATCAGACGACACCGGATATGTCGGATTCAACACGAGCGGTGACCAGCAGAGGAAGTACTACCGAGTGCCCCCATCGCCCGACAGTTGGATCGTGCAAGGCCTCGAAGATGTGATGTCGGCCGTAGGACGTTTGGTGACATTCCCGGCACCGTTCAGTGGAACACCGGAACAGAAGTTGACGAACTACCAATCACACAACTGGTCGCTTGGCGACCCTGATGAACCGGCTGAATGTGCGACATGCGGCACCAAGGCAGGGCACATCGCGGCAGAGTACAAGTGCGGAGCCAATGTACCCCGACGAGAGGTGCTGCTGTGACCGCCACCAAGACTGATCAGATCCTCGAGAAGATGACCGACCGAATCGTAGGGGCCATCGAACAGAACCTTGCAGGCAAGTGGGAAAAGCCATGGACGACGCTCCTGGCAGGCGCGAGGTTCCCAGTGAACGCCGTGACCGAGAACCACTACAAGGGCATGAACATGATCGCAGGCATGGTCGAGGTGATGGTCGAGGAGGGCATGGTCGAGGTGATGGTCGAGGAGTACGACACCAATGTTTGGGCCACCTACCGCCAGTGGCAGTCCATCGAGGCACAGGTGCGCAAGGGTGAGAAGGGCACAGGCATGATCAAGTGGAACAAAGGTTTCTCGTGTGATGTGTGTGGGTCGCGAGGTAGAGCTCCTTGCCGCAACAAGGCACACCCCAACTCGACGTTCATGTGGGGTGCAGGGTTCAGCGTATTCAACGCCGATCAGGTGGACGGATACGAGCCCGTCGTTGTCGGCCCTGACCATGAGCCTGTAGTTGAGGTTGAAGCCATGATCGCTTCGACTGGAGCCACTATCGACTCGAAGATCTCGAACGAGGCGTTCTGGATGCCAACCGAGGACATCATTGTGATACCTCTGATGGGTCAGTTCAACTCGGCAGAGCAGTACTACGGGACGCTGTTGCACGAGTTGACTCACTGGACAGGGCACGAGGACAGACTCGACCGTGATAGGCACAAGACGTTCGGCGACGACTCGTACGCACACGAGGAGTTGATCGCCGAGTTGGGTGCCATCTTCACGGCTGCGCACTACGGGCTCGAGGTGGAGCCACACCCTGAGCACATCAACTACCTGGCTGGATGGCTCAAGACTCTCAAGGCAGAACCCAAAGCACTCTATGACGCTGCGAAGCAAGCGCAAGCAGCGTTCGAGTACATGACAGAGGAGACAGAATGATCGAACACGACACCAATACCGAACTGACAGAGCAAGAGGTGAAAGACCTCCGAGCTCTCGAGATACGAGCCGGCAAGATCGACAGCATGAGAGCGTTGCTCGACTTCTTGGAGGCGACACCAGAGATCCCGATGCCATACATGGGTGATGTCAACGTGTTCCCCCACGACGAGGACACGCTCGGCGAGTTGGCACGGGCGATGAAGCCTGTGAAGAAGGAACGCAACGATTCCTACTTCATGCTGACAAAGGACTTCGGGAGGGTGAAACTCGTCCTCAACTGGGCGAGAGACAGCGTGTGTGAGCGTGTTGTCACCGGCACCGAGGAAGTCCCTGAGCAGATCATTGAGGCACACACCCGAGACATCGTGGAGTGGGTCTGCCCCGAAACCATCATCGACCGCCCATAATGGGCGCTGACATTGACGAGGGCCTTGCGATCGGTAAGACACTGAGACAGGCGTTCCAAGCGTTGTCCGAGCAGCGGGCATGGGACAGAGGGCACGGTGGGTACACGGGCTCGTTCGCTGAGACTCCAGGGGCCACGTTGGTTGGTGAGTTGCCGGCGAGGGTGACATCCGAACAGTTCGAGGCTCTGATCAACGAGTTGGACTACGTTTGGCACGCCGAGGACTGGGAAGGGAACGGCAAGCATACGGCTTACTCGGTGTTGCAAGGCAAGAGAGTTGAAGGCTCCAAGCCATTCGTGATCGACACGATCTACGAGACACGCGAGCGTCCGTTCACGAACCTCCTGTCTCGGACATACACCGAGCGTGTGGCTGTGGATGAGAAGCGACGGTACTCACCGAGATGGCCGTCATCGTTCAAGAATAAGGGGAAGGGCAGGGAACTACAGGCCATGTCCTATCGGTTCGCCAAGATATCCCACCAAAAGTGGGAGAACGCAGCAGCGGTGCTCCTCAACAAGCAGGAGCGCCTCGAGGTGCTCAAGGCTCGAGGGCTGACCGGGAAGCACGGGCTCAACGTCTGGTACGTGAGAGCGATGTGTTCATCGTGAGACTTCGACGCACTATCCGTGAGTTCCGTACCGACGGGATCAAAGTGATCGAGGATGAGATCAGTGTCGCCAAGGAATCACCGATAGGTGTGATGTTCACGGCAGCAGGAACTTCACGAGTGCTGACCGAGCGACGCTTGAAGGATGGGTTCACGATCGTCACGGAATACACGACTATCCCACCGAAGGAAGCGACATGAGCGTATCCCATTCATGTCCAAACCATCCGAAAGCCAAGAAGGGCACGCTACATCTTGTCGCTGGCCCCGTGTCTGAGTGCAAGTATCACGGGTCGAAGGCACCAACGCAGCAGCCGAAGGTCGTGCCGGGACTGTGACAATCTTGTGTTGCCTGTATCCGGGGTATGCCTTGTCCCGGCTACAGGCAACACGACCCCGATTGAAGGAGAAAAATGAGATACCCGAACAAGAACATCGGTAGGTGGGAAGGCAATAGTGCCCCGCCTGACGAGCCCGAGGACATCCGATGCACCCACGAAACCTGGATGGGAAAGAATGTTGGCTGGGAGATATGCCTCACCCTCTGTCCCGAGTGGGATGGAGATGAGGATCCGTTGTGCGAGGAACACAGCGAGGACGCGCAGCAGATGGACAAGGCAGACAACCAGAGGAAAGCGATGGCCGAAGATGGCTGATATCAAATGTTCGTGTGGTTGTGGAGCCACGAAGCCCGACGATGGGCTGTGTGAGTGCGGCCGCAAGATGCCGTGTGGTCACTGATGGAGCCACTACTGATCGAACAAGTACACCTGACCGACGAGATCATCGACGACCTCCAAGGCCACGACCTGCATCACATCCAGTTCCGACGGACAATGGAAGCACCGACCAAGAAGGGTGAGGTGCTTGACATCTTCTCTCTCGATGTGTGGTGCAACTACTGTCAAGAGGTACTGATCACGATCGAACAACATGTCCCAATCCGAACCTACTGAGCCCCAACTGGACATGTCCTTTGAGTTGGCGTTCCCGAACGCTAGGGGCATATCGACCGGCCTGGAGACACGTATCCATTACGAGGTGCTCCGGCACAATCCGCACGACGACCCGATCCCGCGGGTCGAGGCGTGTATCAACATCATCACGGGCGACACACTGGGGTTCGACTGATGGCTTTACGTAGAACGAAGATCAATACCCGTGACGAGATGACTTGCATGGTGTGTCACAACTCCATGAAAGAGGAAGCGGCATACCGGTCGTTGACATGGTTCGGACGCATCATCGGGGCACGTGCTTTGCTGTGCAGCGTCGAGTGCCGCGACGAGTACGATGCTACTAACCCAGCGGAGGTAGAGGCAGAGTGAGCGATGTGAAGGCGGCAGGGATGTTGAAAATCCCCGGTGTCGGACAGCCGGCGATGGTGTGGGTCACCGATACCTACGACTGGCCGGACGACGGCGTGAACATTCTGACGACGGACGAGTACACGCTGTGGAGTTACATCGTCCTGGTTCCCGACACGTTCGCCCGAAGGGAGGCGGATAACTGGCCGTGGTTCCTTGCAGAGATAGGTCAACTGATCGTCGCAACGAAACTGGATTGACAATAAATTGTCACACAAGGATGGTATCCTGTGAGGCACGAGAAGGAGTAACTGGATGATACTTGCCGCTGAATGGGCACGCCTGAAAGCCATGAAGGTAGGCGTAAAGGCTCTGATTGAGAACGCTGACGATCGTGAACTGATCGACGTACTCGCCGAGGTACGGAACACCGAGACTGACCTCGCAGGCCAGCGTCGAACGGCTATGTCTGAGGTGCCGGCTGGTGCCCAGGGGTCGGAGTATTGGGTGTCGCAAGGTCGGCAGGCTGACCGAACGTACAACGACTCACAGATTTTGCTAAAAATTTCTGACGCTTGGGATGTGTCACCGTTGGAAGCAATCGGTCGCCTGATGAGCAACGGCACCCTCACGCTTGGATGGAAGTGGCAACCGAAGAAAGGGCAGGGGCTCAAAGAACTCATCCACGAACTTGACCTCGAGATCACGACAGCACAGCATGAGATTGAAACCGGTGACTCGGCTGATATCGGTGAGAGATGGAAGGACAACACGCCAGCGTTCAAACGTCTAGCAGATAGGAAGATACCCGATGCGTAGCGACGCACAGATAACAGGGACGACGAAGAACAGGACATCAGTGACCGTACCGATGTCACCTGACTTCAAGGCCCATGAAAGACAACGCCGAGTATTCGCTACCCGGCCCCACAAAGGGAGCAACATGACAGACAAGAAAGCAGAGGACTTCTTTGCATCGTCGAAGGAGTCGATCGAGACTGAGGAGAAGGAGCACACTGCCGACGCGGAGGCTGACGAGTGGAGCCCCGAGTCGCCGGGACAGTTGCGTGGCTACTTTATGAAAGCGCAGCGGTACCTTTCGAAGAAGTACCCTGAGCGTGGCCCGTCGTACAAGGCGTTCATCAAGGACTATGACACTGGGGTGACAATCACGGTGTTCTGTGCCCGCAAGATGTTGCGAGTCGGGATCCTTGATGCGTCACCGAAGGTCGGGACGCTGATTGTGTTCGACTATCAGGGGATGAAATCAGGCAAGTCGGGGTACGACTATCACTCGTACTATGTGCGTGCCGAGGAGTCGGATCCTGAGTACTGGGCAGAGGTCACCCGTCCGCCTGCGGGTGAGATGGAGGAGATTGCGCGTGCGCAGGCTCAGGAGGCAGAGGCGAGTTCGTTTGAGTCACCGTCTGATGCGCCGTACTGATGAAGGTACGAGTCACAATCGAAGTCGATGATAGGGACAGGTACATCATCGGCGGGGCGATAGACGGGACGATGATACGACCGGCGACGCGCGACGAGCTGGATGACTTCATTGTACGTTGCTACGAAGGTGCGATGGAGCAGCCACGAGTGAAAGAGGAAAAGCGCACAGAGGAATATGTTGCGTCCATCCGTGAGTCACTTGGGTATGCCGGCCTGTAAGCGGTGCAACGGGAAGGGCACCGTCACCCCACATGGGATGGCGGTGCTCGAATCCCAATGCCCGGTGTGTCTAGGGCTCGGGAAGTTCGAACGGGCACGCGATCACAAGAAGGAATACAAGCCACGCGACAGCGACGGGGTGTTCGCTGTCCACTCGAACTTGAAGCTCGAGGATGTCATAGCCCTGCTACCAGAAGGAGAGAACCTTGACGACTGAAATTGCTGTCCTCACACCAGAGGAACAAGCGGCATACGACGAGAAGATGAACCGTCCACTCGAGGACATGCCCATCACGATGCAGACCCTCATCTCTATCCAAAATCTGCCGGCTATCCCTGAGCACTATCGGGGGAAGCCGAAAGAGATGATGGCCGCGGCGCTCCTGGGGAGAGAGATCAACGTCGGCCCGATGACATCCATCAACATGATTGACTTGATTGACGGGACGGTGAGCCTGCGTGCCAAGCTGGTATCAGCGTTGATCCTCCGTGATGGTCATGTGTTGGTGGTGAAGGAGCAGACAACGGAGCGTGCAGCGATGCAGTGTTTCCGTTGGCACCGACAGTCGAACCAGTTGATAGACGTTGGGCTCCTCGAGTACACGGTTGAGGATGCCACCCTCGCTGGAGATATCAACAAGAGCACGTACAAGAAGCATGGGAAGGCGATGCTGACGAACCGTTTGCTGACCCTGATTGGGAGGACTGTGTTCTCCGATTGTCTGACAGGGTTTGCGTACACGGCAGAGGAGATTGGTATCTCTGACCAAGTGGATGACATCCCCGAGGCGCACCTTGAGATCAGTGAGCTTGATGCTGCTGCGGTGACGGCTGCGGTAGTGCTCGACGGTGAAGTGACATGACAACCGAGCTCAAGACGGAGAGATTCATTCCGCAACTCATCGTATCTTCTGTGTTGCGTCGCGCTACCGGGACGCAACACGAGAAGATCCTTGCCGTCCTCGAGTATTCGAGGGGCGCTTGGGTGTGTGGGACAGCGTTCATGGCGAACTACATCCCGACATACTCACAGAGGATTGGTGAGATCATCAAGCAAGGAGGGAAGATAGAGCGCGGACTGTGCTCTAACCCCGGACACAAGCACAAAGGAACCATCGGTCAGTACCGGTGGCTCCCACACAGAGGAGAGAGAGCATGAGCGACGAGACAAGAGAGCTCCACCCCGTATCGGTCAAGTACGCGGGTGGCCGTGAGGACTGGTACGCGTACGCGAAGAACCAAGGGGCCGGAGTGGTTAGGGCTCACTTCATTCAACGGGCAGACTCGGACGACAACGACTCGGCGCTTGCCGTAGACATAACGAGGAAGATCTACATCCCGCTCACATCTATCGAGTCATATGTGATACATCCCAAGGTGAAGTACGTAGTCAAGTGACTCACCTGACCGCTGATGATGTAGCGGACTTGTGCCAGGGAGCGAAACGAATCCACGGTGGGTGGATCGTTCGCTGCCCTGCGCATGAGGACAAGTCACCGTCACTGTCGATACGACGAGGGAAGAAGGGCACAGTCCTTCATTGTCACGCATCGTGCAGGAACGTGGACATCGCGAATGTCCTTGGGTTCCGTATGGCTCAGCTGTTCGAGGACTACAACTCCAATGGGGGGAACAACACCGACATCGACCAACAGTTGAGGGCGATGATCCGTAACAAGAGGAAGGATGCGTACGTACCGACGACGTTGGGTGCAGTGATGGGCGCAGCGTTCACGGGGGAGCATGAGGATTGGTTCCGTACGTACGAGATTCACTGGGAGTGGATGGACATGGACTGGGATGAAGTGTCGAGGTACAGGGGTGTGCTCGAGGCTGTGGTGTTTGAGTACCTGCGCAGATGGTGGGATACTCTCGACCCGAGAAGAAGGAACTGGCATGACATTCGAGAAGGCGCGATGAAGAAACTGGACGACACGCACAGACAGGCGGTGAGGTATGCCAACGGATTCTGAGTTGACACCAAGGCTGATCAGGGAGCAGTCGGGTTACGACTGGTGGAGTGGCACCTACGGCACAGAGGTGGAGGAGCTCGAGGTGAGGATCATCTTCGAGCGGATGTCGGATGGCGACAACGGGGCAATATGGAGCGAAGCGCGTGCCCTGATAGTGAGTGACGAGCATGATCCGATCACGGTGATACCTCCTTCACGGACGAACCTGATGAACGCCACGAAGGGCGGGAGTGGGTGGAAGGCGCTAGCGCAGACGTTGGGGGAGATGGCTTCCGTTGTGAAGTGGGATGCCGCGGTAGCGCAGGGCGTGGAGCAGGCCATTGAGGTGTACCGGAACGGGGAGAAGGAGACAGCGTTACGGACAGGAGACCTCGAGGTGGGGCACCCGTATCTGTTGGAGCCGTTCGTTGCGTCGAGTGGAGTGTCGGTGTTCTACGGTGAGGGAGGCACAGGCAAGAGTCTCCTAGCACTAGGCATGGCTGTAGCGATAGCTGGCGATCTGCCAGTGTTCGGCCACTATCCCAGAGTGTCGGGGCCGGTAGTCTACTTCGACTACGAAGATGATTCCTCCGTACACGAGGAAAGGCTAACAGCAATTTTGAATTCACTCAAAGTTGACTCGTTGAAGCATCCGATTTGGCACCGGTCATTGGTCGCCAAGGTCAGCCAGTCACAGGCCACGATGCGACGTACCGTGACAGAGCGTGGTGCGGTGATGGCTGTCCTTGATTCGATAGGGATGGGTCGTGGCGGGAACGCAAACACGGCAGAGGACACAGTGAGGATGTTCCGGGCTCTCCGTTCGTTGAACGTGCCGACGTTGGCGATCGACCATGTGAACAAGGAGGACAAGCGGAGCGGTGAGGTGGCGTCACCGTACGGCAGCGTCTACACCATCAACAGCGCGCGTCTACTGTGGGGTGCCGTGGCTGCCCCGACGATGACTACCGAAACCAAAAAATTTCTGAACCTTTCCAACACGAAAGCGAATCGTGTAGCCCTCCACCCCCCGATGGGGATCTCGGTGGCGTACCAGAACCAACGTGACGACACGAACAAGACGAGATGGCTGGACAAGGTGGACTTCGCGGTGATGGACGAGTGGTGGTCGGCGAAGGAGCCTGATACCTGGGCGATCATCGAGCATTACATGGAGCAGTATCCGCTAGAGCGGTACTCGATCACGGAGTTGGCGATGTTCCTTGACATGCCGAGGGGTACCGTGGAGAAGGCGGTGCAGCGCAACGCGAAGAGTCTTGTGAAGGAGAAGCGTGGCCGCGAGTACGTGTACGGGTTGGTGAAGGGACTTGACAACGTGAGGAAGTTGCACGAATGACCGACAAATCTATCTCAGACAGCCTTGGGAACACGTACGCGGAGAATGTGGGTGTGGAAGCGGCTGAAACGCTTGCCGCGCAAGGGATAACGGTGGAACCACGAACTCAGACAGACAACCCTCTGATATATAGAGAGGGATTGTCCGCCTTGGGCCAACTCGGACAGGATGACGGACAACAGACAGACAGAAAGGGAGATGTCTGACATGGAGTGTTACATATGCGGTCAACACTGGCCCAAGAACGACAGGCTGACATCATGGGAGTCAGTGATCGAACAGCCAGCGATGCCCAAGGCAAGGCCACGGGTAACGAAGAACGGGACACACATGCCCCCCAAGTACGTCGCGTGGGCAAAGGGGTTCGCGTTGGAAGCGAAAGCGTCAGGGATGAAGGTACAAGGGTACCCTCAGACGCTTGAGGTTGGCCTCTCGCGGGACAGAACAGTGATTCGGGTGTCGGAACTGCCTGATGACACAACGAGCCGCTCAAAACGGCTCACAGGCGACGTAGACAACTACCTCGGTGGCGTCATGGACGCACTCCAGGGGATCGCATGGGAAAACGACAGGCACATACACGACGGAAGGGCGTATCTGCTATGAAAATGGAAGGCAACTGGTTCCAAGTAGGAGACATCTACACAGTCACCGTCAAGACAGAGGTGACAGTTGAGAGGATCCTGCGTGATCTCGAGATGCTGGAAGAAGGCGAGGTGTACGTTACGGAGACAGACATCGTGTTCGACATCACCAAGACTGACCCGATCTTGGGGCTCTACATGTCAGCCGATATCAAGCCACCGAAGAACAACCTTGCCGATCTGTTGTTGATGCGGAACAGGCCGGAGAAAAGGTGGTCACTGTTCAAGAGGTTTGACGTATGACTTACGAGATCAGTGACAACAGGATTGACGCCGACGACGAGAAGATTGAGCAACTGCTGGGTGATGGCATCTTGGTGCCTGTGGAGCCTGACTACGAAGCAGGCTACAAAGCGTGGCATGGCTGGTACCTAACTGCTGCTGGGGCAGGACCGTGGCACCCCGACATGAAGGACAGGTTGCAGAGAGAAGCGTTCCGTGCTGGCGTGGATGCTGCGTTGAAGGGAGACACCTGATGCTGACCTTTGCACACGGGCCACCAACGGGTGAATGGCATCACCTTCCTGCCGTCATCCTCGCGTTCCCAACAGTGACCTTCCTCATCTACTGGCTCCGACAGAAACTCAAATGATCCAATTCATACTTGACCTATTCGACCCCTCAAACTGGTGGGGCTGGCCGTTGTTCTTGATATTCGCGTGGCCTGCTGCCTATCTTTACCAGAGACACATCAAGCGATGAGTACCTGGGAGGGCAAAATGTACTGTGTGCGGTGCGACGCCATAGGCCAACTCGACCATGCGACCGTGATCTACGGTGGCGAATCACTATGCGATCCCCACTTCAAGTGGGTAAGGGAGATGAATCTCAGTGGATCCCATTTCATCAAGAATCCGGTGGAAGCGGCCGTGGTTCCTTCCGACATCGAAACGGGCGATCTCGCTTCCCCCGTTCGGTATTTGGATAGATCCGTCGGTTAGAGATACTGGGTTGGGGGAGGCTGTCGCGCTCCATGAGGCTGTGCATTGGAATCAGTGGGAGGCTGCCAAGTTCACGTTCTATCCACGGTACATGTGGTACATGTGGAGGTACCGCAAGGACTCTCGGGAGAATCCGTACGAGATACAAGCCCATCGAATCAGTGGAGTGTGGTGACAGGTCATAGCCTGTATACAACTCATCGTTTGTCAGGCTGAAGCCTGAATGTCTAATCGTCAAACAGAAGCGCCTCGAGGACTGGGAGCCTCGAGGCGCTTTCTGCGTCGCCGCACAGGTGAGAAGGAAGGAAAACTCCCGTGCACCGTGGACTATATCAGTCTCGGGTAGAGGTTGCCAACTTCGATGGGGCTTCCTGCCAGCCGAGAACGCCACCGGCAGCTACGAGGAACAGCACGATTGCTGAGACCCATACCCCATCGGGGAGGTCGCCGAGGCTACCGTCGATCGCGAGAAGGGCTGTGCTGATAGCACCGAGAGATGCCACGAGCCCTGCCCATATTGCTTTGGTGAAATACTGCCATGTCATGTTGCTGCTCCTGTTGTGGTCGCTGGCACTTCGTGAGTGTGATCTGATGGTGTCGGTTCCGGCCACTCGAACCCTTGCCCGACCGCCCCAACGATAGTCGCGGCAGTAACGCCGTCCACCTTACCGGTGACAATGAGAGAGTTGTCGCCCTGGAACTCTTTGGTGATGGTCTCGAACGTCTGCCCCGCGTTACCGTCCGCGCCTGCCGTGAACTCGAGGGCCGCTGCCCACGTTGGCACAGGCCCGTCGTATGGATCCCACTCCCCAAGGTCGTAACCGAGGGTGATGTAGTACTGCTGATAGAGGGCAACCTCGAACCCGGATGCTCCTCGTTGGATTACTTGGTTCACGAAATCATCTCCTCCGTCGTAAACATTGTCGGGTAATTCTGGATACCCGTTGATCGGATCGGGCGACCCGTACTTGCTGAACTGTTCTATGTGACCGTCGGGCCACTGGTAAAGAGTGGTGCCACCTCCGCATGACGGGGTGCGGTAACCCTTCGGCCAGCCGTCTATGTGGATGTGATTGAAGTGGTCTCTCCTACGCCACAGAATGACACGAATGGAGAGCTCATCGAAGTGCGCCATGATGTACTCGTACACCTCGTCGAGCCACGCTTGGTGTGTCGGATGGGTGGAGTAGCCCCAGTCCACATGCCTGATGTCTAAGGCGTTGCACCACGAGTGCTGGCTCCAGGTGCTCGAGCCTGAGATCTTGCGGCAGTTACACTTGCCAGCTCTGAGGTCAGGGAACGCTTCCTTGAGCTCTTGATACGCCCAGTCTCCCCATTTGCTCACACGAACTCCCTTGCAACATTGACGATGAATACCACGATAGCAAAGAACGCTGTGATCTGCGCCTTATCTCGGGCCCGCAACGAGAACCCGCCCCCACCGTTGCCTTGATGCTTGAGGCCTTCGACAGTCTCTTTGATCTCTTTGACCTCTTGCCGCATCCCTCCCTCTCCAGGTTTCGGGTTGCCGCGGGCATCATATTTCTGTGGACCCTCGAGGGTGTGCATGATGCGGGCGATGTCACGTTTGCCCGCGTCCATGTCGGCTGTGAGCTTGTCGATGCGTGGATCCGATTGTCGTCGTAGTTCATCTGCCATCAGACAGGCTCAAATTCAACTGGGTATGAGAATACCATAGACACGATATCTTCGGCGTCGAACACGAACGGTGTCGAGTCGCCTTGTCGAGAGCTGTCGCCGTCCTGCTCCATGTAAACCTGAGCGACGACGCCACCGTTATTCATAACACATGCTCCCACATATCTAGTGGCGGTGCCCGATCCCTTGATACGCCATGTACCTACTGCCTTGTCATCAGCCGTGGCGAATCCGACAAGCGGTTCTGGGATAGAAGCGAGATTCATTTCGAAGTAATACTCGCCGCTCCCCCTATTGACTCCTGATGTGCCGAACTTCCAAAAGAGGTGGATGGTGCAAATGTTGCCGTGGATGGAGTAGAAGCTTGATTGGTCTCCTCCCAAGCCGAGTGTCGGGTCTGTTACGGAGCCGGACATGTCCCAATCGAAGGGCCGTGTCTGCTCGAGGACCGCCACCTCAACATTGTTGGCTATGAAATACCATTGGTGCTCGATGTTGCGGTAACTGAAATAGTCATTCTCCCCATCCCAAGTTACGCGACCCTCAGTGGCACTAGTCCCACCAGTGTTGGCTGTGACAAGGTACAGGTTCCGCCATCGTTCGTCGGCGGTCGCTGAACCAAGGTCATAGTTGTTCGTCGATGGCAAGAAGTGACCGGCGTGATCACGGCTGCCATCTGACAAGTGGTACTGGGTGTGGTCATCGTCGCCTAAGCCACCCAAACCTCCGTGATCGACTTGCCCTCCGTCGCCTCCGGCGTGGTCATGCGTGTCTCCGTTGGTTACGTGGTCACCTGACAAGGCCGTGTGCCATGTAGCTGCACGCGCATCGGTGTGGTAGGCAACATGGTCGTCATCGGTGAGACCGCCGAGCCCACCGTGGTCTGGTGCGCGGGGAGCCCATAGCGGGATGTTCATAAAGAACTTCCACCACTGGCCGTCCCAATCCCTTGTCGGATTTTCAGTACCCGTCTTGTCGATCTTCCAGAAGCGTGCCGTCGTCGGTGTGAAATCGAGGATAGATTCCCCGTCTGTCAAGCCGGTATATACAGGGTTGGTCTGTGTCCACACAACACCGTCAGCAGAGTGATACAGCGTAAGTGAGGCTACCCAATGACCAAAATCTTGGTGAAACTTCATGCGGTTGACCTGGACAGACACCCCAGCGTCGATACGAACTTCCTGTGCGTTGTCGCACCTGATCCCAGCGTATTGACCCGCAGGCATCGTCAAGGTTGGGTTGTTGCTGCCGGCATGGTTGACGTAGGCAGATTTGTCTAGCTCAGTCTCAAAGACACCAATGTATTCGAGATGGTTACCCACACTCGGAGGCGTGGTGTCCATGTCGGTGTCCCAGTCCTCCGCGAGAGAGTTCTGATAATTGGATTGAAAAAGGTACTGCACATGGTCGTTGCCGTCGAGCCCTGTCAGAGAGCCGTGGTCTGTGACATGCGATTCGGATGCGTGCCGTGCAGCATTGAGATATTGAGGATGGTCATCATCCCCTAGCCCTAGCCCAAGTCCATGATCAGCGGACATCGGTTATGTCTTGATGATGTACTGGACAGCAAGGAACGGTGCGTTCGGTACCGCTGCGGTAGCGGAACCCGTCGAGCCAGTGGTGCCACTGGCCTCACCGGACTGTGTAGCCCCAAGGTTTGTGACGCCACCCGTGACTACGTGGGAGTGCTCCGAAGATATGTTCGTGTCTCCAGGGCCGTCCGTGCTTGTGGTTCCCACATGGTTCGGTAGGTTCACAGCGTGAGTGTGTGACGACTCACCGTTGGTGTCACCCGGATCAACCGAGGTAGAGGTGTCCGACACCGAGTGGGTGTGCGTCGAGGTCGAAACGATCTTCCCTAAGCCCGTTTCTACTGCGGTTGTTGAGGACGGCGAGCTCGAGGTGTCGGAGATAAAGTGGGAGTGGGAGCCCATCGTGTGAGTGTGGGCCGTGCCAGCACCCGACGTTACCGAAGCATGATCGTGGTCAAGGTTGTGGCCGTGTGTCGGCATCGTATGGGTGTGAGCACCATCTATACCAGTAGCGATAGTGTCCGCGTGACCGTGAGTGATCTCGTGCGAATGTGACCCGGACGTATGCGTATGCGAAAGGTCGATCGTTGGGTCTATCAACCCGCCAGTGTCACCGACAGTACTTCCGGTGCCGGCAACAGCGACGCCGAGCGGGAAGCGACCCCGTAGATCGGGCAAGTCGAACGTCGTTGTCCCGTTGCCGGCACCGAAAAGGTCAGCGGTCACAGCGTACAGGGCAGAGTATGTCGCCCGCGATACTTCGGCACCGTTGCACAGTAGGTATCCAGTCGGGGCAGCAGCGGCACCGTACGGTGAGATGATGCCAGGAGGGACAGAGGCAGACCCGACAGTATCGACATACACCTTCGTTGCGAGAGATTGATCGGCGGTCGGATCTACGCCAACTACCTCGCCCGTGAAGTCGCGTGTCCCGTCAGCCAGGGAGTATTGGGGATGGTCGTCTGCTGACAGGCCGGTAAGGGATGCGTGTGTGATGCCGTCGATGCGGTCGTGGAGGTCGTCGAGTGCCTGCTTCGTGACAGCAAACGAAACTGTGGTTCCGATCGGGTGTGTCAGGTTCGAGCCGGCCGCCGACCCAGACAGGTACCTCTTGGCGATATTGGTTACGACGAAAGTGGTTCCGGTGAACACACCGTCACATTCGACATACTCGCGTTGAGCGTCCGACGCCATTTCGAACACGACGTAACAGGGTGAGGTGAGGGGTGTAGTCGCTGCGACGGTGAACGTGAGGTCGTTCGGGCCGACTTCGGCACTGAGCGTTGTCTCGAACGAGTTAGCGAAAGATGTGCGTTGTGCGGTCATGTGTCAGGATCTCCTACTCCAAGCAGCACCCTACCGAGGATGTTCTGCCCGAGGTTATCATTGTTGGTTTGGATTGTCACCGTGGCGGCAACCGAAATGTCGGTGCCACGGATACGGGCATACATGACGCGGCGTACAGAGCCGAACGTCGGGATCGTTTCGATGGTGGACTCGAACTGTTCGATGAGCCCACGCACTTGTAACTCTGGGCGGTACAGGGTAACGAGGACATGCTTCCCCTCGAAGGCACGCAACGCATCTTCGATCGCTTGTCCGCGGCCGGGGATAGACACGGCGCGCCTCCCTGGGGATTCGATCTGGTCGGACACGTTGAGGGGGATACGCAAAAGGATGTCACGGTTCGGGTTGGGGAACGCACGGAACGAGTATGAACGCATGGATGGAGATAGGAGTCTTGTGCCGTCTGACCGGTAGACGACTTTGCCTGCGTGGTATCTCGAGTCGCGACCCGACAAGTCGCTGACCGTTATCTGTGCGTCGCCGTCGTTGAGTTGAGCAACCAACTGCCACGAGGTCGAGGCTTCGTTGGTGATGAGGGCAGGGTCAGTTGTGTCGTACAGCTCGAGGCCTGTGCCGATCGGGAGGGCGGCACCGGTCAGGTCGGCACCTACCCACTGTTTCGTTTCGGATGTGAAGTGGTCTGCAAGTGGCCCAACGACATACCCTGACACTACAAACTCGTCATCCTCCTTCCATACTCCGTCGGACCCGAGGGCTGCATACATGCGGTCGTCTATTTCGATAACCGAAAGCACATCATCGGCGAATCCTGTGTCGAACTCGTGTGCGCGCGCGTACCCGCCTGTTGGAAGGAAGTAGCGCCACAAAGTAGTAGCAGTTTCACCGGCCTCTCTGATGGCTGTGTATATGGAGTCTCTGGTCGCAAACATGAACTGGGGGGTGTGGTCGTCAGTCGTGTCGCGGTCACCGACTTGGTAGATCAACTGGAGATCAGCGACATCGTACGAGCCTGTGACGGCGAGGGTACCCGTGTAGAAGCGGGCGACTACCCCGCCTGCTTCGGTTGGTGACGTTGTGACAATGCCGAGGACACCGAACGATTCAGCGACAAGGTACGGGATCTCGTCGGTGAACGGCGACTCGCCTGCCTGTACTAGTGTCGATGATTCGTTCAAGGCAAAGAAGTAGATGGAGCCTGTGGTGCCGAGCACGACGATCGCCGGCCCGATGTCTACAACGTCAGTGATGGTGTCGGCGGGAGGGAGCGTCAACAGGATCGAGTCGTCTGTGGCGTCGTACAGGATGTTGCCCTGAACAGTGAGTATCCGAGACTTCACAGCCCACATGTCCGTGTAGGTGGCAACGGCAGATACCGACACTCGTGACCATGTGCCGAGATCCCAGCGGCCTACACCGGTCGAGTCGAGCGTGTACGCCGACTTCCCCATCGCGAGCACCTTGGTCGCGCCGGTCGGTGACGCAACCGAAGCACCACCGACAGCATGGAGGTCTGTCGCCGTGGCGTAGTAGGGAACCCCCTCAATTTCGAATACGTCGATGATGCCAGCAACCGATGTGTCCTGGGAGGTGCGGTTCATCAGCCTCGATTCGTAGACGCCTCCACGGTCTGTCGAGAATACGTCGATACCTCGAGAGTCCCAATACCGTATCGAAGCGTCGTCGGGTGCGCCCCGTTCGTGAAGAAAGTCCAAGCCCGCACCTCCACTCAGGTCTGAGCGGCTATACCTTCGCCCAACCTCGTCGCGGATATCCTCCGCTGCGGATGCAGTATCCACGCGTGGCGGTGCCGCCTCTGCGGTGATGTCTTGAAGCGGTGAGCCCTTTGCGACAGCGAGGCGGATGAGCACGTTGTCGATCGCCCCGTCATAGCCGTGCGTTTCGGGGCGGTCTACCAAGTCTACGGTTGGAACAGTTACCACATCAGCCCCAAATGTTTATGCGTTGGCGGGTTATGCGTCGAGGCCACTGGGCTACGAGCTCCTTGTTTGCCCTATCGACAAGGTACTCGTGGTATCCAATGAGTGACTGGGATACGGATGCGCCTGACCTGACTGGGAACCCCTCGAGTTTGATCTGTTCAGTGAGTCTCTCTTGCGTTGAGGCGTCGATGTCTATCCCTGCGAGCAGTTCGGATGCGGCATCGGTGAGGACGATCCGTTCGTACTTCTCGGGGAGGTCAACAATGGTGTCAGTGTTCAATACCGGTGCGACGATCTGTACCCCGTAGGTGATGAGCGCAAGCTTGCCACTGTACGGACTCGACGGCAGTTGGATGGCTGCCACTGTCGGGTCGAGCGGGTTCCTGGGAAGTAGCTTGGCGTCCATGTACTGCCAGTCGCCGTCGCGCTGCTCGTATTCGACGGAGATGATTCTCACCGTATCAAGGGGGAGTGACAGATATTCGGCTGCCTCGAGGATCGTCTGCTCTGTCTTGATCGCGAACAGTGGTTGCCACAGGCCGTCGATAGATGAACGCAACGCACGCAACACGACCTCGCGCGGCCACCGTGTCGGGATACGCACATCGGCTGTCGCTGCGAGATGAGCCGCTGCCGTTGTGCCACGGACACCACGCTTGCATGTCACTGTCTGTGTCACCTGATCAAAGTCTGTCACACGCACAAGTTCGGTGTCGAGCTCGAGGAGCCGTCCGGGTGCGATCCACGAAAGCTCGTCGGGGGAGAACACGCCGTCTGTGAAGATGAACGAGGTCGCTACGTCTGTGATGTCACCGACAAGGGTGGTGGCGGGTGTCTCCTCGTTGACAGGCTCAAGGTATTCGTCTTGGATCCGTTGAAGGAGGTTGTTGAGGGTGGTCATTACAAGCCTCTATCGAGATCGCCGATGACAAGCACAACATCGTTCACGAGTGTCGGGAAGGTCTCCGTTTTGCCGTCGTTCCACAGCACTTCCCATTCGGCCCGGTAGGTGCCGGGGGTGTCGGTGTCGCCGGCTGCCCACCGGTACTCGACTTCGCCCGCTACAGCGCCAGTTATCACGGCAGCGGAGTCCACCTTCTTGTCGATCTTCCCGCGTTGCGTCATCTTGAATGTGACGGACGATGCCAGGGAGAGATCTACGGCTATGCCGCCACGGGTAATCGTGATGTCCGCGACCGGCCTTCTGTCGTCTTGCTTTATCGAAATCATTTGGTTCTCCTATGCCCCGGTTGTCCCGAGTGCCGTGGGGTCGGTTGTCTCCCCCACGCCGGCTATCGTTATCGTAGAGCCTCTTGGCGTGATGTCCACCGTTTGTCCAAGTCCTCTGCCTGGGGAGGGTACATAGCTCCACCAGTCATCGCTCTGTGTGACCGTTGCGATAGTTGAGACAGACCTCACTTCTGTCATTAAGAGGGTGTCGCCTTCGGTGATGGTGGCGTTACCTGTGACGATCCCTGCCTCGACTATCCCGTATTGTTCTACCTGCGTGACCGTAGCCACAACCTCTACGAGCAGCCCTGTCTCGTCGAAGTCCTCGGTTACCCGTGGCGTGTACGTGTCGTTCTGTGTGACTGTCCCGACGATGGGCACCGAAAGGGCTTCAACGTAATCGGCTTGATCGGTGCTGTTGATCGTGGCGATGATCGGGACGGTGAGCTGCTGCGCTATGACTTCAAGGTCGAACTCGTTTATCCTCCAGCCGACAGCACCGTTGCCGTTGGTGCCACGTTCAACGATGCGCCAGTGCTGCGCCGAAACCGGAGCGAAGAACATCTCGCCGTTCATCGGTGCGTCGAATGTGAGGCTGGTGTACTGCTTTCGGAGCGACCAACCTATCCCGTCGTCTGAGGAGTAGATGTCGATGGTGTGGGGGTGACTACCGTTGTTGGGCTGCGTCCAGAACCATCTCGCTATGTTGTCAGCAGAGCCCATGTCGATACGGAAGTCATGGACGGCACCTTGCCAGTCGATGCCCCAGGGGTGGGTGGAGTAGAAGGTGCCGTAGTTGTCATCTATCAGCATCGAGATGGGGTCGATGCTGCCGTATCCCTCTTTGGTAATTGTCCACAGTGACTTGACGATCGACGTCTTGGAGTATGCAGAGGCTTCGTTGTAGCCGCCCGACTCGACAGCGGTAACAGTCGCAACGATGGCAACTGTCCGGCCTGTCTCGTCGTAATCGCTAGGTGCACCTGCATGAACGTCAGTCTCGGTGACCGTCGCCACGATCGCTACGGTCAAGGACTCGTTGAAATCTGCTTGGTCTGTCTCTGTGACTGTCGCCGTGACCGCAACCGTCGATGGCTCTGACATCCCATACTGTTCAGAGGCCGTCACTGTTGCGACGACGGCAACGCTTACCGATTCCGTATACCCACTCGAGGCGGTGCCGCTAACCGTGACAACACCGGCAACCGCTCTACCTGTCTCATCGAAATCTGCCTGATCTGTGGAGGAAACAGCGGACACGATGGCTGTGAACAGGACAGCCGGTGATTCCTTGAAGTCCGCTTGGTCAACTTCGGTGACGGTTGCCACGATAGAAACGGTGCGGCCAGTCTCGTCGTAGTTAGTCCCTAGGTTGGGTGTGAAAACGTCTGTCTCTGTGACGGTTGCGACTATCGGTACGGTGACAGACTCAAAGAAAGCAGCATCGTCGAGCTCCGTGACCGTTGCGACGACATTGACGGAGACAGATTCGGTGTAACCCTTGCTGTCTGTTGACGTAACGGTGGACACGATGGCGACGGTGCGACCTGTCTCGTCGAAATCTGCCTGATCAATCTGCGCGACTGTCCCGACGATCTCAACTGAGCGCCCTGTCTCATCGAAAGCCGCTTCATCCGTTGACGAGACAGCAGATACGATGACGGCGAACAGGACAGTCGGTGCCTCCTTGAAGTCTGCTTGGTCTACCTCGGTCACTGTTGCCAGCACCGTGACAGTCGCGCCCGCTTCGTCGGCGTCGAACTGATCGACTTCCGTGACTGTTGCCACAGCCGCTACGGTTCTACCAGTCTCGTCGTAGCTGACCCCCAGGTTCGGTGTGAAAACGTCTACCTGCGTGACGGTTGCAACGATCGCGACGGTGGCAGACTCAACAAAGTCTGCCTGATCGACTTCTGTAACTGTCGCGATACCGGCAACTGTGAGCCCTGTCTCGCTGTGCATCCTGGTATCTGTTTCGGTGACAGTGCCAACAATGGCAACCGTCCGACCCGTTTCGTCGAAGTCTGCTTGGTCTGTGGAGGAGACAGCGGACACGATGGCTGTGAAGATGACGGACGGTGCCTCTTTGAAATCTGCTCGGTCTGTTTCCGTGACGGTTCCGACGGCGGCTACGGATAGCCCCGTTTCGTCGTAGCCCTTGGAGTCCGACTGCGTGACTGTCGCAACTATCGCGACCGTCACGCCTGTCTCGTCGAAGTCCGCTTGATCTGTTTCAGTGACTGTGGCAACCACCGTTACCGCAGTTGACTCGTCGTAGCCCTTCGAGTCCGTGAGCGAGACAGTGCCGACAATGGTGACGGTCCGTCCCGTTTCGTCGTAGTCGGTAGACCCAGGGGTGTAGACATGGGACTCAGTGACGGTGGCAACGATTGGTACTGTGAGCGACTCGGAACAGCCTTGGGATTCGACTGCTGTGACTGTGCCGATTACAGGCACCGTGACCGATTCTGTCATCCCCTTTGCGTCGGTGATGGTGACAGTGGCAACGATCCCGCCGATGGAGCGTTGTTCGACGTATGCCCATCGCATCGTCATAGACGGGGTTTCATCTATGACATCAAGTGGGGTACCGACAGCATCGACAACCCTGAACTCGATCACGTCACCAGTGAACACTTCACCGAAGTCGGGGATGGAGAACACCCACTCGAACTCTGTCTCCGCGCCACCAGCAAGGTCATAGTTGAGGGCGTCGGTGCTGCCCTCGATACCTGCACCAGCTTCGAACGTACCGGAACCGATCAGCTGTGTCGTCGGGTCGCCACCTGCGTACTGACCAGAAGATGTCGTGTAGACACCAAGGAGGTTGATGGCTGTCCATGCCCCTGCATTGACACGGGCCTCCATGATCCAATCCTCAGTGGCAGGGAAGGCGGTACTGCCGGTGTTGCCTATGAGGACACGGATACGGAACTGTGTGCCGTTGTCAATCGGGTAGTTGTATGGAGTGTTGAGTGGAGCGAGCCAGCCAGCGTCAGCGTTCAGGGCAACAGAGTCATCACGGAGCCGGTATCCCAGCTGTGTCGAGGATGCAGGCGAAGGCGTGAACGTATCTACCTGGGTGACTGTGGCGACACCAGCAACGGAAAGGGATTCCTTGAAGTCTGCTTGATCGACTTGAGTGACCGTCGCTGTGACGGTTACAGCTCTACCAGTTTCCACGAAATGTCGAGTATGAACATCTGTCTGCGTGACAGTTGCCGTGACAGAGACAGTGGCCCCTACTTCGTCAAAGGCTTGGGAGTCAACTTCCGTAACGGTTGCGACAACGGTTACGGCACGCCCTGTCTCGTCATACTCTGTGACATCTGTGTATACGTCGGTCTGTGTGACGGTTGCGACTATGCCAACCGTTCGTCCTGTCTCGTCATAGTCGGTGGGTGCAGGGGTGTAGACATCGACTTGAGTAACGGTGGCGACAATGGCAACCGTCTTGCCTGTCTCGTCGTAGTCAGTAGGGCCGGTACTGGCTGCGTTCAGGTTTACGACGAACAGCCACGAATTCTCAACGGTAGACCCTGTACCTAGATTTGCTCGCAGGTTGTACGTTTCGGTTCCAGAAGCGATGTCGATGACTTGCATCGTGTAACCAACTTCGGAGTCCTTAGAGACATCCCACTTCTGGTCGTGTGTCGGTGTCGAATCCCCCGTCCGTGTTTCGACTGTGCCATCCTCCAAGAACAGCAGGTAATCCCTGCCGTCGTTGACGGTGTTTCGGGTCGATCCGAAGATGAGGTGGTCCCCGTAAGCCGATGGGGTGTACGACGCAACAGTGGCAATAGTTGACTCTGTGCTTGCGCTTTGGGTAGAGAGGGTGAAGTCCTGTTCAACGTCAGCGAAGAACGAGAACGGCAAGGCGATCATGTACGCACCTTCGGCGGTCATGTTGCCGTTGTTGGCTTCCTCGTACGCTGTCATCGCCGCATCTACAGAGCCTCCCGTTGCCTTGTAACGAGCGAACAACGTCGTCATCCGTTCCTCTGCGGTGTCCTCACCCTCCTCGATGTTGCGGCCCATGTTGGCGAGAGCAGTCCCATCGTTCGCTCCTTCCAACACATGAGAGAAGAAGCGTCCCGTAGACCCAATGCCAATCTTGGATGATGCTATGACCAGCCATTCTTCGGTCGTACCGAGGTCGGCACTGTCGATAGACGCCATGACCGTTCGGGTGTTCGCATTGGTTGTAATCTCTGTGCCGGTGGCTGCGACAATGTCCTCGTAGTAGCCGCCCTCAGTACCCCAACGGGTGAACGCATATCGGGTGGTGTTGCTCCACGAACCGGAGCTTGCGTTCTGCATAAGTTCGCCACCGTTGTCGGTAGCACGGGAGAACACAGAGATGTAGTTAGAGACATCCCTGCTCCCTGAACGCTCGAACACAGCCCAGTATTCGGTGCCACCTGTGAGCGCAACCGGTGTGGTGAACGTCGTCTTGACCTTCGAGAGAGAGGTCGTCAGGGCAGAAGCAGCCATCGAGTCTGACGTACCAACTACAGTCCCCGTTGCAGAAGTGGTACGGATCGTGACAGTCCAGTTGTCGGTGGGGGTGCCCTGTTTCCACATCTCCGCTTCGAGCCAACCTAGATCACCAGACGACCCAGGAGTGAACCGGATAGCCGACGCTTCGTTTGTCCCTGTTGCGCCGAATACACGACCGTCTGCGTTGTTGCTGGCACCGCCCCCATCGAGCAGTCCATATATCCCGATCTCGCCCAAGTCGATAGCGAGCATGGACATTTGATCCATGTACGCATCAGAGCTTGCACTATCAGATTTGAAGTGCAGCGTCAAGCTACCCGGGCTGGAGTCCGAAGTGTAAGAATGAACGAAGAAATACGATTTGAGAGAAGTTGAACCTGTCTGGTTCATCTCGTATATCGCCGTTGATTTTGTCTGAAACGCAGTGTCATCTGGGTTATCAACCCTGACAGTGACTTTGGTGGTGGGACTTGCCGAACCGATCAAGCACCGAGCAATGACAAGATATTTTGTGTTCGCCACGATGTTTGACGAATTGATCTGGACACCGTTGGTGTAGTTGCCGTCCGTGTCGGTCTTTAAACTGTTGTCCTCGACATAAAGGTGTGCAATTTCAGCCATCGGTGTTCGTCCCGTTACCCTCATGCTGATGGAACGCAGAGACAGTCCACCCACGCCCAGAAATCAACGCAGAACGCCCATCGTTACGGGTCTTGTTAGTGTCCTGCAACGACCACGACGCCCAATACTCCTCAAGGGTGTACGGATCGGACAGCCCACCGATGTTCGTTTCGGCACGGTCGATCCAGTTGCCGATCACAGTCTCCACCTGGGGGCCGTTACGAATGTCGTCAGCGAACAAAGCATCGTCAACGTCTTGGTCGGTGTCGGTGTCGCCCACCGTAAGGTCGAACCCGTACTTGAGTTCACGGAGATCAATGGTGGCCGTCAACCCTGCGGGGATGGAATGGGTGAAACGGGAAGTGACCCTCGTAGCGTGCTCATACACATTGACAATGAACGTCCATGTGGAGCCCACGAGGGTCGCTTTCGGGTATACGTGTAGCAGCCTTGCCACGGTTCCTCCAAGATGAGTAGGGGGGTTTCCCCCCCATTCTCATGTGTTACTCGAGGGATACCGTCATGTCTGCATCGAGGGTGTCAAGGTTCAACAGTGAACGGGACGCTGAGAGTGCCGCCCAAGCGATGAACTCCTCTGCCGTACCCGTAATCACCGTGGTCAGGAACAGGTCAGTGACCGTCGTCCACGTTCCCGTGGCTGTCCACGTAACCGTGCTCGATGTGGTTCCTGCACCAGCGGTCGGTGCCGTCCATGCCGATCCACGGGCCACGACCTTGCGGGCGTAACCGTTGGAAGCAGCGTGCTCCGAAATCGTAGCCAACGTAGACGCCTCACCAGGAGCCGCCGTTGTCAGTCCGAGATAAAAGTTGGTACGCACAGCCTGAACGTCGAAGTAGACATTGAGGATGTCTACTTCGCCTTCATCGGCAAGAGCATTGGGAGTCCAGAGGGCATCGTTGATGACCTCGTTCTCCTGCTTGCTCCCACGGAAGATCTGGCCGTGCTCACCGTCGCTGTTGTATAGGTCGTCGATTCCGTTCGACGCCCACACGAGGACATCACCTTGACCGTCTGGGTCAGGGCGGTAGTGACGGAACTTGTATTGGGTTGGACTCCTCACGGAGCCTCCTTTCTGGATCAGTGGGGGATGTTACTCCCCCACTGTCCTGTCAGCCACTATCAGGTGATGTTGTGGATACGTCCGTGGAAGGACTCGGGTCCGTACTGGAGACCAATCTCCCCGTACAGCTGGGCCTTGTCCGTCGCTCCATCCTTGGCTAGCGGCTCAATGAAGAACGCACCCTTGCCAGGGATCGGGAGGATGACGGGCTTCACGACCGACATGTCTGCGATGAGGATCTCATCGGCAACCATGTAACGGTCGAGAACGATCGACACCGTACCGAAGTCGGTGACCAGCGTGTCAACAGCCACACCACCGACAGTCCTATCGCGCGGAGCGAGGAGACCGGTGTTGGTGAAGTCGTTGGTCAGCTGAACCTTCACGGAACCGTTGCAGAACAGTACGAACGTACCGTCCTCGTTGGCTGCCGGCGCAACCTCGGCTTCGTACGTCGGATTGAACATGGCTACGAACAGAGCGTTGATCGAATCACGGAGATTCGAGTCGGACGAGGTTGTGTAGTCACGTACATGGGTAGCGATTGCGCCCATGATTCCCTGCGTCTGCCTCGCTGTCGAGTTGTTCGCGGGGTTCACGAGCGAGCCATTGAGGAACGACTGTTCCACATCTCGCTTGACCTTGCCGATTTTCTTGTCGATCTGATGCTGGAACGGGCTCTTGACGGGCTGATCACCGAGGATCAGTGTCGAAGCCGTACCAAGCTGTTCAATGACAGCCTGCGCCGTGTAGCCAAACTCAACTGCTTCCTGATGAATCTGAACCACGTTGGTCACTTGCTGGACGGGCACCGTGCTGGACGCCGGGACCGCATTTTCAAGGACCGTTGATCCTGATGCGGACACTTCGCCATCTTCGACGGTCCACGTGTACTCTCGGGACGCGATCGTGCGTCCACCGTTGAGTCCACCGGCCATTGAAAGGAACGGCGTGTTGTTCGGCATGAGATCCGTGAGCTCGCCAACATAGTTGGGGAGGTCATACGAATCTACAGCACCGGCGATGGGTGTTGATGGGATTGTATAGTCGGGCATTGTGTGTCTTGTCTTTCCGGCCTATCGGCGTCGGAACATCTCCTCCACACGCTTCGCTTTGATAGCGCCTGCGGTGGCGTAGTCTCCCTCGGCTTCGGCCTTTGTAAGTGCCTCTTTCTCTGGCGTTTCTGGTGCCTCGTACCCGTACTCCTCTTTCGCAAACTTCGCGACCGCTTCGGCGTCCGGTTCCCCGGTGTACTCCTTGGCGATGGCCTTACCCAAACCTGTCTCTGGAGACAGTCCGAGAGTTTCGTATGCCGATGACATCAGTTGAACCCGGTAACCGTGGCTCGTGTCTTTCTCCCTTGCGAGAGCGTCACGTAATTCCTTCGGTGCCTCTGGTACCACTGGTGTCTCGTTTACTACTTCCTCGGTTGGTGTTGCTTCGGTGGTCATGTCACTCTCCTACTCGGCTGTTTCCCGAACAAGGCAATCAAGGCCGGACTTGTGCCTGGGGTGCCAGAGGAGGGTACACAAATAGCGGGGATGCCTCTGGCATCAACGACGGGACTTGTTCAGTACGCAGGACACTAGCACAAGGATCTACTCTTGTGTCAAACCGGTCAGTCCGCCACGCTGCGAGCGGGCGGAGGGGCCAGCACCGAACGATGCGCGTTCCTGTCCGAGAAGCCTCCTCATGCGTCGCCTCTGGAACGGGTCGGAGAAGATCTCCGCCTGCTCGAACTCGTTGAGATCGAAGTCGTCATCGGGGTCGTCATGCCTAGCGGCCAGAATATCGAGGATGGGGAGTGCCGACCCTGCTTGCCCGTACACCTCGCGGGCTTGGTCGAGAGTGAGGCCTTGTGCCGCGATCTCTCCCTGCCTTGCCTGTGTCAGCGAGAAGCCCTGTTCGGCGGCTGCGCCACCTATCTCTGCCATAGATATCTCTTGCCCGATGATCCTGTCACCCAGTTCAGGGTCGAGGACGGACGCAAGGATCGCTTCGGTGGTCATGTCGATCTCGAAGTTGTCGGCATACACCTGCTTGATGGCGTCGGATTGGCTGATCACGCGGTCGTACACCTCGCCGGCTGCCCGCTCGAACTCATCGACTGACCGTTCACCTTGCATCGCTGCGGTGATCTTGTCGTCCCACAGACCGGTCGAGTTGTTGAGCCCCATCGAGGAGAGCACATCGTTGTAACCGGCACGGACACGCGAGTAGTCGCCTTCCCCATATCTGACCTCACCATTTTCGGTGGTGTTGCCAGGGAACCATGTCTCGTACAGCGGGTCGGAACGTACGTCGAGCCACGGTTTCACGGAGCCAGCCCTGTACGCCGTGTCGTATGCCTCTATCGCTGCGGCAGGGAGCCACGGATAGAGAAGGATGATCTGCTCTGTCGCGGTTGCCATCAGACTGCCCCTCTCACACCGGTACGCATCGTCTGTTCAATGTCGTTTGCCATTGTCGATACCACCCTCGCATAGCCACGGTCAGACCCTACCTCGCGTGCCGCGCTCTGTGCCGCTAGCGGGTCGTTCATCTGCACGATGTTCTGGAACGCTGGGTCTGTCTCGTCGATAGGGACGCCCCAAATGTTCTGTGTGTACGAACGCCACGGTGCAGCGATTTGGGCGTAGGTCGCGTTCTCGTCCTCATAGTTGGGGAACAGCACCCTACGTTGCCCGCGTAGGTGCTCTACAAGTGCGTCGCGTCCACCGGCTGTGTCGTTGTGCATCGCGGACGCCCACTTACGGATCACATCCTCGTCGGGCGGGTAGGAGGGGCCGAGCCATTCTTTGTAGAGGTCACGTACGGCATCAAAGTTGGAGATACCTTCGTTCGTGCCGAGCCCTTCGTTCTCTATGAACTCGGCGAACTCTGAGTCGAGTTCGGCTGCGCCACCGAACCCTGCATAGGCTTGTATCTGGTCGAGTGCCTGATCCAGCGTCCAATCGCCACTGTTGTACTGATCGGCTACCCACGAGACAAGGTTCGAGTTCGGGTCGATACCGAACGACGCTATCTCGTCGAACAGGCGTGACGCATACGAGTCGTGACGGTCGGAGTATCCCTCTGGGTCGGACAGTTGGAGGCGCATAGCGTCGCGCTGCCCCTTCGAGTGCGACTGGAAATACTCCGTCTGTTCAAGCTCCCACGACTCGAGTTCGCGGCCTTCAAGGTACGCACCCGCAACGATCGCGAACACTTCGGGATCCTCCGCAAGCCACGGCATCGACTCCATCGCACGTTCCATGCGTGACGTGAACCCTGCCCACGGATCTTCGATCAGTTCGTTCGCTGCGTTGTACCGGTCGATGGACGCCATCTCGCCGAATATGACGGAACCGGCCGCTTCCATGTCCGCTTCCGAAAGGGTCTTGTCCGCCACAGGATCCTTGTCACCGAACAGAGACTTGAGCTCCTCCTCGGTGCTGATCGTGAACAGCAACGGGACGGGCGGCTGCGGGCCTGACTCGGGGTAGTACACGAGGTAGTACTCTTTGGTCTCCTCGTTCTGCCACACTTCGGGGAGTCCTGGTACCCCGTTGAATCGTGTCTGTTCCGCGTCGGTGTAGTCGGTGAGACCGTCATCTGTCGCTTCGGCGTCGGCGTCATTTGCAGGAGTAGTCGAGGAGCCACTACCGCCACCTCCGCCACCTCCGCCACCACCGGTTTCGTCTACTGGAGGGTGACGGAGCGCATAGTCGGGGGAACGGGGGTCTATCCCTTCCGGTGGCGGGTCGTTGAATCCGGCGTCAAAGTCGGGGTCGCGTGTCACCATCAGGCAGTCACCTCAGTCGTGGTCTTAGGGCCACCCGTTGTCGGAGTTTCCGCTGGCCCATCTTCACCGAGGAGGACATCGGGGTTCCGTTGCCCGCCTGCGATCTTGTTGGAGAGCTGGTCGAGCATCGAGTTCATCTGTGTCGAGGCACCCATCTCACCCTGCACGTTGTTGTACGCCTGTCCTGTCGGGTACACACCTTGCGGGTTGCCTGACCCTTCGAGGTAGGTGTACGGGTTGATCACTTCACCGTTCGCCTTTTTCATCGAGAAGTGGAGGTGCGCGCTCGTGTTGCGGGCAGAGCCACTATTGCCCACAAACCCTATATGGGCACCGGCACGGACTTGCTGCCCCGCACCGACTACGGCCGCTTCCGACATGTGCGCGAAGTAGTAGATGATGCCGTCGTCGCCCTGTATCCGTGCCGTGAAGCCACCGATGTTGGACTCTTTCGTGGAGATGATCTTCCCACTGACGGGTGCCACGATGGGTGTCCCGTGGGATGCGTAGATGTCTGTCGCTGCGTGTGTCCGTCCGCGATGTGTGAGGGTGTTCGGCATCCACGACCCTTGCGAGTATTCCGTTTCGCCAGCGACGGGCATCACCCAACCACCCTGCCCCTGCGCTTTCTTGGACACAGGAGCCGGGACACGTTGGGACACACCGAAGTCTGGGGCGTTCTGGGAGAACTCCTGATAGTTCGTCACGTACTTGCGGATCTCCTCATTCTGGATGGACTGTGGCCCTTCGTAGCCGCGTTGCATCACCTTGCGTGCGGATTCCGTGCCACCGATCCATGCCAACGCTGCTACGTCGTACGAACCGTATGCGTCCACATATTCGGCGGCACGGTGAGCCGCCACTCTGTCTTGTGCCCGTGGGTCACGGTGGTCGGCACCAGCGATACCGGCTCTCTGAGCCCACGCTTCCCAGTTGGAGTCGAGGATCCCGTATGCGCCTCGTGGCCGACGGCCTGATGTCCGTTGTCCCTGATATTGGTAGTTGCCTTCGTACGATCCGGACTCGAGGAGTCTGATGGTGGCAAGGAACGATTCCATTCCACCGGAACGGTCGAGGAGGCTTGACGTTGCTACTGGGCTCATGCTCTACTCAGTTTATCGAAGGAACCAAACAGGTTCCGTGACTTGGATTGCACATCGTTCCATCGGCTCTTGGCGTCTATCTCGTCGGAGAACTGTTCGTCGAACGTGTCTGCCATCCGTGTCGCGGGGTTGATCTCCGAGAAGGTACCAGGGTATGCCGTTTCGCCTGTCTCTGCGGAACGGCCTTCCGCCTCGAAGGTCGCTTTGTCTCCGGCCTGTTCTGCGTCGTAGGCGGCACGATGGTCAGACTTGAACTCGTCAGCCAACAGATCCATCTCCCAGTCGTTCGCTTTGCGACCCAGCTTCCGAGAGAACTCTGACTTCACCCGCTCACTGATCTCGGTGTAGTCCGGTGCGAAGTATGCGCGGGAGGGTGTCCATGTCGGCGGGGCGTTCGGGTCACCGAACCTCTCGAAGTACGCTTCTCTGCCTTCGATCATGGTGTTCATCGCGTCGTCGTATGTGTTCTTGTCGCCCGAAATGTTGGCGTTCAGCATCGCCGCTGAAAGAGCACGAATCGTATGTGCGTCGAGAACTCCCGGTGTGAAGAACACACCGTCCATACGGGTCTTTTCGTCGATGAGCCCTGCTTCGATCGCCTTGTTTTGGAAGTTGATCACTTGTAGGGCAGACCATGACGAGATTTCGTCGGACACATCGTTCGCCCTGTAGACGGGGCCACCACGTTCTTTCCCGAGGCGGTCCGCTTCGCCTGCCCCACCGTATATGTCAGGTTCGTTACGCCCGCTACCGCGACCGTGCGGGTTGACGTTGACATCGTTCGCGTCGGTGACCCTGTAGTACGAGTTGCCTTCGTCGATATCGGGGAATCCGATAAACGGGTTCTTCTGATAGGCCTCTGTCCGCTGCTTTTCGGCAGCCGCGACCCGCTCCTCCCTAAATGCTTTGTCTGCCCGTGCTTGGTTTTCAGGGTCGAACAGCTCTTGTGAACCTGTGGCACGGTACTGATCTGCGGCACCGTACACCTGATTAGAGAACTGTCCGTCGATCTGTCCCTCTGGCGGATTATCTGGGTCAATGAGCTCAGGAACTTCGGAGTCTGCGAATGGTGAGGGAAGGTCGGTATTGGTGGGGTCGATGAGTCGGGCGGCCTCGTCGGGAGAGATAGCCACACCGTCGGCGTCTGTGATGGTGAGGGTCTCAGCGTCAAGGGCACCGATGTATTCTTCACCTGCGGCTACCGGTTCGCCACCAACAGATACGGTGTAACCGGCCCTCTCAAGGTCGGCAACCCGTATCTGTCTGCCTTGTAAAGCTTCGATGGCTGCGATTGCTTCGGCGTCACCCGTCGAATAGACGAGGGCGTCGATCGCAAACGTGGATGCTGCGCCTTCTATAGAGAGGCGAGAAAGCCACCTTGCCAACGATACGCCGCCACGACGGAAATGGTTGAGCGTGTTCGACATGCCTTGGGAGTGAACGATGTAGTTGAAGGCTTGTCCTGCCCGTGTCGTCGCCATCGCACCGGTCGCACCCGATACGGCGAGTGTGATGGAGGAGGTGGACACACCCGAGGCTGCCCACCTTGCTGCTGCGGCACCCCCCGACCAAAGGGTCGGAGCGACTGCGACACCATACACGACGAACGGGACAGCGAGGATGGCGTCGGCCCATGATAGAGCGTTGTTGTGTACCGAGTGGCCTGTACGCAAGGCGTGCCCTATTGCTTGGTTGGAACGCTTCCCCTCCGGACCGTCCGACCACCTCAACAAAGCGTCGTACGCCGCTTCGGGTGTCGAGGCGTCAGCGAAATCGAAATCGAAGTCACGGTTGATGGCGTCTTGATCAAGGAACGCGATCGCTTCCTTGTCGTTCCATGCAAGGCCGAGGATAAAGAAGTCCTCCCGTGTCATCGCGTCCGCAAACCCTTGGGCACGGATGATCACAGCACCAAGCGTCAACGCACGGTCCTGTATGGGGATGCTCATCCAATCGTCAAACGAATGGACAACACCGTCCGGTGTCTCCCTCTTGCTTCCGCCTTCGGTGAATATCTCGACCATAGTTATCTCCCGTTCACGGTGTCAGCGTAGCCCAACAAATCTTCACTAGGCGTTGTTGGCGCAATTATCACTGGGTTATCCCAGTCGAATCCTTCAAGGAGTGGAGACAACATGAACTGCCCAACGTAGTGTGCCCTGTTCTGGCCTTCGTCCGACATGCCCGCCACATAGCCGTTGAGGGCGTTCACGAACCCTTCCCGCAACTGGGGTGCCCTGTTCTCTGTCGAGGTGGATGTTTGCCACCACTCATGTCCGAACCCTTGGGAAAGGGCGTACTGTTCCATGACTTGCCACTGTGCTGTGGCGAACTCGACGAATCCGACAAGTTCAGGATTCGACTTGCGCGCAACAGCGTTCGCGTGCGAGGACGGGTCACCGATGAGAGACAACTCGTTCCACACGAGCCGGTACGACGGACGGTTCGTGACCCCAGGGAGCCCCTCGCCGGGATCATACGCGAAGTACTGGGTCGCGATGTTCGCCTTCTCACGGTTGTACCACGGTTTGATCACTTGGTCACGCATGATGCGGTAGCCTGCCGTGTCTGTCCCGCCGTACCGCTCCTCGAGGTCTTGGTAGATGGCGTCGCGTTGCTCGACAAGGGAACCTAACCGGTGTGCCCCTGCTGCATACGAGTAGTAGTTGACGACGTTCTCGGTCGTCATCTGTTCACGGCCAGAGGCACGCCAAGCGTCGATGTCGAACTCGCCGTCGTCGTCTGGGAGCCATGCCATCATCGTGAACGACGCGACTTCCTCAAGTTCCTTGTTGTCTCGGAGGGCTTCCCACGCTGGCCCTGTGACCGGTCGTGCTGCGCCTGACCATGTTGCGGGCGCAAGCCTCAAGGGGTCAAAGCCGTACATCTTGCGGAAAATGTCGATTGCTGCGTCGGCACCGTACGTGTCGCGGAGTACCCGATAGTCCGCTGCAAGGGCAACGATCGACTTCACATGCGGATCGCCGTCCTCGTTGTAGAGCACCATCTGTTCGACGTTGCGTGGCTGAGCGGGAGTGATGAACGATGCAAAGATGTCTACGGATGCCATCCACGAGGCTTGGTCTTGTGCGAGGCGCGCGATCTCTTGCCCAAGTTCCTTGTCAATGGCAGGGTTCCCTTCTGCTAGGGCCGCGTACCCGTTCATAATCCTCACGGTCATCGCACCGTACCGGTCGTCGAACTCGCCGTTGAAGATACGAGATATCGACCGGCGTATCCATGTCGGCATGAATGTCGTCGCGACCGCAGTCAGGTCGGAAACATCGGAGGGGCCAAAGTCACCGAAGAAGAACGTATCGTATGCGTCCTTCCCTTCCTGTGGGAGCCACCCTTTGTCGAACATCACGTTCCGTACGGCGCTGGCAAAGAGCTGTACTTGTGGCGAGAACCCCGGCTTGAAGGCTTGTTCGGGGGAGCCGAAGTCAACGAACGTGAGTTGGTCAACACTGATCTGTGGCGAGAACGAAACGGGTGAATCCTTGATCACGTTGAACAGCGAGCCGGCCCCAGGGATCTCGAACACCCTTTCGCCTTCTTGGTTAGTGGTGAAGTACCCGGACGATTCCCCCGCGATGGCGAGTTGCCCGCCGCGACGTGCGACCTTGAACGGTGCGGCACCGGACTGGGCGGGGTTCATCAGCTTCGTCCAGCGTGACAGAACTTCCCACCATGCGTCCGCGAACGGAAACACGAGGCGTGTCCCATCTTGCCATGCGCCACCTTTCGTCAGGTCGTAGAACAGTTCCTTCGTGTCGTCCACGGCCTCCATCCAAGACATCTCCACGATCTCGTCAAGCGTCATGTCTGCCGCGGCACCGACCCTGGGTGCCTTCATGCCACGTATCTCGAGGGCGTCATCAACGAAACCTACGAACCGGTCACCGATCCCTGCATCAAACGCTGCGTCCATCAGTTTCTTACGCATAGCGGGTGACGCTGAGACATAGTGGCCGGCCGTGAGCTCCCAGTTACGGAGTGTCACGAATGGGCGGCGTGTCACATTCAGTGAAGGGTTGCGGCCCAACACGCGGAATATGGCGTCAATCATCGACTTCTCATCGTTGGCGTTCAGGTACGGGCGGTCTGGTACTGACACACGATCCACGGCGGGATACTCGGGTGAGAACGAATCGGTGAGGTACGCCTCTAGGTCATTGAAATCGGTTTTCAACATGTCGTCTTTGATGAGGTCGGTCTCCCCCTGCTGCACGATCTTGTTGGCATCACCATCAAGTTCGGTCTTAGATAGTCGCCCGTCTACGCGTCGTTTTGCCATCGGTTTGCGACCGGGGAGCCTGATCTTGCGGCCGGAACCGTTGCCGTCCACGAACACGGACGGCGGGATCGACTCTTTCTGGATCACATATACTGCTTCGCCCTTCTTCATCTTCGATGCGGCCGTGTCAAGGTCGCGGTACGCAAACGACGCCGAACCGGGATCGAACTTCTTGGCGGGCCCGACAACGAATATGTAGTCGGAACGGGTGACGGAGGTGCCGTCCTGTGCGTGGAACCAGTTACGTGCCGCCGACACGCGGGCACGGTTGATGTTCGGTGCTTGCTGCGTCTTGCCGTGACGTATCAAATCGAGGCCGTCAGGGTTGCCACGTTTCGTGACGATGTACGACTCTGATCGTGACAAGAGATCCGGGGGGTTCCCGTCACGTTGTAGTAGTTGAGAGCGGAGCTCGTCGAGCGAACCTTTGGGGCGGGCCCCGATCGCGTCGGGTGCGAGGAGGTCATGGAGTTCCTGTCTCGTCCACGCTGTTCCGTCTGCCTTTGTGTGATACGTTTCGACGAGTTCGCCGTACATGTCTACCCATTGGCCGTTCCCGTCGCGCCCGACCCACCGGCCACCCGTGTACTGGTGCCTTTGGGCGTCGAGTGCTTCGAGGACACGCCTAAGTTGTGCCTCGTCACCGGACAAACCGCCAAGGTTCGGGGCGTCCTTATCGACACGGGCTGCAATCCTTGCAAGTACCCCATTGTCGTCCACGTTGTCTGAGAGGTACCGCAACGCATCTTCGATGGTGCTGTGGTCAGCGAGAACGTCTGCCATCTCGGACTGGTATAGGTGCAGGTATCGGCGTGCGACACCACGGGCACCCCTGCTCGTAAGCGTCTGAGTGTTCCCTATCCGTGCCGGCTGCTGCGTCCATGACGCCGACCGTGCCGACGTTTCAAGGTATGGGAGGTCGTCTGCGCCACGCAACAGGCCGTTATCGGCACCGAGTCCTGCTACATCGGTGAGGGCACGGAGGCTGTCGCCGTTCGCAAGCACATCACCCTTCGTTTTCATCGCGTAGCCAAGGGACGCGACAGGGTTCGTTGCAAGGTCGGAGTACCCGTATGCCCACATGCGGGCTATCTCGTCGGGGAGGACACGGAGGATCCATCCGATGCGTGCCAGGGCGAAGTTGCGCCAGAGGGACAGGGCTCTATCGACTCCGGCTTGTGGGGCAGATGTCCCTATGCCTGTCCACGAACGACCGCGTGCTGCCCGCGACTTTTCTGTGAACCAGCGCACCCCTGCCGATACGCGTCTAGCGTCACGGGTGGATGGCATGAATAGGGTTCGGTGACCCAACTGTGAATCTGCGAGCGGTTCGGAGCCGATAAGGTCGAGGGGCTCATCGAACCGTTCCGACTTGATGCGACGCCCCGGTGTCGCCCGCAGCGCCAAGGGCTGCCCCGCGGCGTTCTCGGCGTACTGGTGGTTCTTGAGTGTCGCCTCCTTCCACTCGCGGATCACCGTATCGACGTATTCCTCTGTGTGGCCCTTACGCACGAGGTCTTTCTTCATCCACTCGAACAGGCGATCTTGTAGCTCAAGGGCACGGACGCGTGGGGTCATGTTCAGTTTGGTGCGGGGGTCGATCCTGATGTCGCCCATATCCATGAGTCTGAGCGCAGAGTCCGCTTCGTCCGCATTACGACCGAATAGCCCCGCCCAAGACATCACTGTGGGGTAGGTGACATCCATATTGTATGGGTCGATTGTCTGGTGCCCCATCTCAGATTTGAGTCTGCGCCCCCATGCGGACAGTGTTTCGTACCGGGGCCACACGTTTGCCACGCTTCGGCCGTTAGCGGACGGGGTGCCGTGCTGGAACGCCGACAGCCCTGACGACGTACGGCTACGCTTCGGCACGTTATATCGTGACTGGGGTGACCCGTACCATTCTTCAAGGATGTTCTCTATCACCCTCCTGTCGGTCGTTTTGTCCAACTTGTAAAGGTTTTCTTCGGACATACCAGGGAGTTTCCGTCTGATCCTCGAGTAGCCGTTCTCAGCGATGTAGTCGATCATGCGGCCACCCTTGCTTCCGGTTAGGCCTCCCTTGCCGGTCTTGAGCCAGTTCTCGAATGTGGCGGGGTGAATGTTCCATTGACCGCGTACGTTGACAGCTCCTGCTTCTGCGATGTCGTCAAGGAACATCGCGTACCCTTCGAACCCCTTGCGGGTCCCGAACACGTAACCCCAGTCGGACATCTGTTGTGCCTCTGACGGTGTGAACGATGCCATAGGGGTAATGGGGAGGTCGTCGGCTGCGGAGAACACGAACTCGTCTGCCCCTTTGAGGAGAGACATGCGGGCAACGATCGCTGCTTGTTCTTCTGTCAGGTCTGCCCCTGCCCGAAAGATCGACTCGTCCTGTACCTTGCGGGCGGCAAGGTGGGCGTCGAACGCTTCAAGTACCTCATCCGAGTTGTCCCATCCCTCAATGATCCTGCGTACGTCTGATACCGACCCGAGGGTGTCACCCTCAATGACCATCGCACCTTCGGCGGAAGGACCGGCTGCACCATCGAAAAGGCGATCTACTTCGTCGGCAAGGTCACCGGAACCTTGCTTACCACCCAATGCGTCGTACAGCATGTCGGTGTCAATGACACGGTTCGCTTCGTCCCACTCGATGCGGGACAGCAGCAACTCATCGGGGGTCATGTTCGGGAACGCTTCGGCTGCGGCACGCTCCGAGAAGATCTGTTCGACCCTTTTCCCTTTCAGGTATGCCGCCTGCACGTTCGGGGGGAGGTCGTCAATGTTGAATGTGTGGAGCGACCCGTCTTTGCCTGTGAGCCCGAACGACTCGTCGAAGCTGGAACCTATGCCGCCACGGTTCAATACCCCACCCTCGAGTTCCGTTACGTCTGTGCCGTGGAGACCGAACGGTGTGGATTCGTCGATCTTCGCACCCCCGAACTGTGCGCGCGCGATGTTGTCGTGGTGTTGTGCTGTCGTCTGGAACCGTTCGGACGCTACTGCTGTACGGCGTGCCCTGTTCGCCTGTCCGACGATCCTGAACGCAGGATTGAATGGGTCGCCACCGGTTTGCAGGAATAGGTCTGTGCTGCCAGTGACGAACTTGTACGGCGCACTATCGGGGTCGATGTGCTGAAAGAATGGCTGCCAGATGGCACGGCCGACAGTGGCATGGTACGAGTTGACGGTGCCATCCTCCATTGTGGAGTGCAGCATCGTGGACTCGGCCAACTTTCGGGAATGGTCGAACATCGTTTCTGTGCCAAGGGCGGTCTGCCATTCGCGGGTGTACCCGAGCGCCTCGTCCGGTTCGTAGCCCTGATCCAGATATCCTTGCAACACAGCAGAACCACCGGGACGCAACGCAGGGTCAGGGTTCGATCCTGGCAATAGACCGGACGACCCGAATACTTCTGCGTTCGACGGGATATGCCCTTGGTTCAACTCGCTGGCTACCCCACCGACGAGTGAACGGCCGGCCCGTTGGTGTGCCTCGATCGGATTGAAGTTGGACGACGGGAGGTTCAGTGCAGTCCTTGTCCACCGCGGTATGCCAGAGTCGAAAACGTCCCACGCTAAGCCAAGGGTTGTGCGTGACACGCCACCGAGATACTTGCCGAAGAATCCTTCCTCTTTCGAGTCGTGTTCGAGTACCTCTGAGATGTGTGGCTGATCTACCGCCCATCCCGTAACAGACAGGGCAGCGAACATGTCTGGTGACGCCGACGGGTACTGCCGTGCAGCGTTCGAGATCTGTTCACCCGCTCCGGGTGCGACACGGTTCTGGACGCCATACCACTCGGCAAGTGTCGCTTCATAGGCGGCTTGCTTCTCGTTCTGTTCAATCGGATCGTCGAACTCACCCATTGAGGAGCCGTCCGAGGTACGGCGTAGGGAACTGGGCGTACAAAGCCCGTAGTGTCATTTCGACGTTCGCTTGTCCACCGGCTTGAGGGTCGGGGAGGGCACCTGTTGTGATCGGTTCGTTGGGTCGTTGGGTCGGGCCGAACGGATCAAGAGCCGCTGGATCCCCAGCTGCGCCAGCCGCGCCTCCACCGCCACCCGTTCCTCCCGTGACAACCGGTGCGCCCGACGCTTGACCTTCAATCGCTTGCCGGTCGCCGTAACTACCTCCAGCCGCGGCAAGGTCAGCCGTACCCAGCCTCCGGTCGGCAGGGCCACCGTCAGTTCTTTGGGAATGTGCACCCGGACCTGACTGAGCAGCCGGATTAGCCGGGGCACGTGGGCCTCCACTTGGCATCGTGTACCTCTATCTTCGGTCGAAGTGTGTCGAGACACCCTTGACGGTCACGGTCGCTTCGACACCTGGCGTCGATTGGGTGACGGTCGCTGTCGAGCCTCCGGTGAGGGAGCCGCTTTGGATCGTCATCAGCGCCACGTTCCCGTCCGCTGACGGCCACGTTACGTCCCAGTCGCCGGCAGCGTTACGGACTACGGATACGCCGTCGATGTTCGACAACAGTTCCAACTCTGTTTCGACACCGTTCACACCGAGGGTCGTTGTCCCAAGCGTGGTGGCGTCGAAGATGTTGGTTACTGCCGTGAAGGTCTCGGTCGTTGCCAGGGCGTTGCCTGCCGTGCCGACTGTCCGTGCTGTCAGGATCGCATCGTTCGAGATGAAGTCTGCACACGATACGGTCACGTTGGCATCAAGCTTCGCTACGATGTTGACCTTCGCTGCTGCAAGATCGGCACCGACAAAGATCTCGTCTGTTTCGGTGGACGCCGCCGCAACGAACGTATAGGCGACACCATCGACGGTCACCGTGTCAGCTGCGGCACCAGCAGTCGTGGTACCGAGCGTCGTGGCGTCAAAGACGTTGGTCACACCGTTAAAGGTTTCGGTGGTCGCTATCGAGTTGCCACCCGTCCCACCCGTTACGGCGGTCAGGATCGCGGCATTGGTAGCGAACGCTGCGATACGGACAGTTGCGTGCTGCAAGGTGAGAGCTGCATACTTGGTGCCGTACCCTGCTTCACGGTTGATCGCTGCCACAAGGTTCTCTTGTGCCGTGGCGAGTGTGAGCCCGATCGCCACGTTGCCGTCAACATTGGTGAGGGTGTCCTCAAACGTGTAGACGCGCGCATCGACTGTGAGGGTGTCGCCGTTAATGGGCTTGATGTCCATTGTCAGTTCGCCTTGCGCTGCGATGACCGCCAACGGCTGCGTGTCTACCGTCAAGGTGCCCTCGGCTGCGATCGAGTCGTTGGGGGCGTCCCAGTCGAGTGCCGCTGTCGGGCCTTGGCCGTCGAACGTCAGTGTGAACGTGCCGCCCGTATGGTTGTGCTCGACCGCTTGAATCTCGGATACGTCGCCGGTCAGTGTCCATGTCACCTTGTAGTACGCGGCTTTGACCGTAAACTCTTTCATCACGACGGAGACTGCGGTAACAGCCGGCATCGTGTCTGGTGTCGCGGCTGGCCCGAAGTTCACACCATCTGGTGACCATTCGACCTTGATGGCGACCGAAGCCGCTGTGCCTGCTACTGCCGTGAAATCGAACGCGAGCGCGATCTTGTCGCTGGTCGCCTTGATCGCACCGGTGGATCCGGTGACGGTTGTTACGCCGTCTACGATCGTGAAGTTGCGGTTGCCTGTCATCTATTCATCCTCTGGTTCGTCGGGCTCGTCGGCCGCTTCGACCTCGGGTTCTGGGGTGGACTCTACATCATCCACAACAATCTTGACAGGTTCCTCGTCCTTGTATGCGCCGACGGGTGCGCCGCACTTGAAGCCGGGGCACTCTGGCCGTTCCTTGTTGTTCTTGATCGGGTTGTACGTTGTGCCGCACCGGTCGCATGTGACTGTCGGGTATCGGTTCATGTTCGCTTCCTATCGTGTCGCGACGGTTTGGGCACCGCCAGTTGCTCCCTCGAGTTGAGAGAGTACAGATTGTACGGGTGGCCTTGCACCGGTACCGTCGGGTGGAGCGCCTTGCGCGAGCGCATCCGCTGGGTTCGGTGCCCCACCTTGGGCGAGGAGTTCCTCTTGGTTCAAGCCGAGAGCGGTCTCGAGTTCGTCCTCGACGTTCTTCGGGTTCTTGTAGACACCGTACAACGCTGCGAGCGCGGCAGGGTCTTGTCCCTGGGCTCGCACGTCGAGTGCACCCATCAGTGACCGGAACGCACCGTCTTGGATGATCCGTTCGTTCACGAGACCGATGTTGTCGAGGCCGTCGAGGTTCTCTTGGACTGTGCGCCTGTCGAGGATCCCTGCGCCTTGTAGTTGGAGGCCGGCGAGGATCTTCTGTGTCTCGTCGAATGTCGCCATCGCGCCGAACACACGGCGGGTGCGGTAGTCGCCGTCGATGTCTTTGCCTGCAACGTACTTCTCCTCGAACGAGTTTCCGCCTTCGTACCAGTACACCCGCTTCTCTTTGGTGGGGTGCATCGCATCTTCCCATTCGAGCCGCTTGCGGTCGATGAGTTCAGCGGAGTGCTTGATAGCGGTCTGGTATTCCTTGACGTTCTGGTTGCGTGATTCGCCGAGCTGCTCGATCCCTGCACCGGTCGCGAACGAGTTGGGTGACTGTCCATCTTGTGCAACGTCGTAGCCGCCGACGATCCGGAACTGGCGTTCCACGATGTTGACGCCTTGCCACAGTTGATTGAGTTGCGCCTCTGTCGGCTTCTCGACACGGGTGCCCTGTTGGAAGAAGTTGATGGCGTCGCGGCCCTTGAGGTACTCCACGGAATCCATCTCGCCGTACACGTTCGTTTCACGGAACACGGTGTCCTCTGTGCCCATGAGTCCCAAGATGTTGAGTCGAGCCATCATCGCCATAAGACCGAATACGTGCTCGTATTGTGACCCGAGTCGGTCGAAGCTGAACCGTTTGGTCATCACGAACGCTGGTCCGGATGATAGCGGGTTCGGTACGAACGTGAGGATTTCCTCAGTGTCGAGAGACACGAGGTAGGTGCCGGACGAGTCGATGTACTCTGCGACCTCGAGCTGGGTGTTCGTCCCTTCCCAGTTCGATTGGCCGAGGATGTAGATTCCTGTCCGGCGCGACCTGTCGATGACCTTCATGCCGGGGTACTGCCGGCGTAGCCACTTTTCCTCGACGCGCCTGATCGACACGACTTCGGTTGGCTGCTGGTTCGGACCCCAGAATCCGGGGTATACGTCGTACGGGTCGCGGAGTTCCGCTACCGGATAGGTGTGTCCGCCTTCGGTCTGTTCCTTGATGACATGGAGGACGAATCCGTAGCCTGGGAGCCACCGGCCGATCTGGGGGTACTGCATCTCTGCCCGCCCGAGGTCGTCCCACCCTTGAACGATGCGGCCACGCTTCTCCGCTTTGTCGCGGGCGGCCTTGTTGTCCTTGATGGGGAGCATGTCGGTCTTGAGGGTCGGTGCCCGCCCGATCATCTGTGACAGTTTCTCAAGGCCGGACCACATGAGGTTCGCCGTGGGGAGGTCTACGCCCAAATCTTGGAGGTCTTTCGCTGGCCCGTTCGCGTCCCATCCGAGGATCGCTTGGACACCCTCTTGGCCGCCGTTCATAACGGAACGTATCCGTCGCCGGCTCATCAAGTCCTGCTGGTTCCGTAACGCATCTATACGTTCACGCAACTCTGGGTAGCCAAGTGTCATGGGTATGTCTATTGCGAGCACTCTCTACCTTCCGGGGTACTTCGTTGTCCAATTCGGTTTGTTGCCGTATGTGATTGTAGGGTACGACGAGTCTTTGGGTGGGGCTATCGTATCCTGCTTACCTTCTTGCCGCAACCACCGGATGATACGCGGGAAGGGGAACCACGATGCCATCTTCACATCGGTCTTGCCTTTGCCGCGTGATACGCCGTCAGTTGTCCACACTTTCAACTGGTTCAGTAGGACGTTCACGGCTTGTCGCGCAGGGCCGGTGCCGTACGGGAGGTTGATCGTTCCGTCGTGATAGAACGGTGCCATCGCAGAGATCCCGAGTTCGGGGTCTTGCTTGTTCTTTCCGGTGGTGTGGTTCTTGACCGTGAGGGCGAGCTTGCGAATCAGCGCCGTTAGGCGCGGGTCGCGGAAAAACTCGTCCTGCTGGGAGTTGTCCTCATAGATCCAGTCGGTGACGCCGTACTTGTCGTGCCACTGTTCCATGATGCGCAGAGCCCCGGCGAATCCTCCGGCCTCTTGTGTCTCGATGTCCACGAGGTACATCGTCTGTTTCGCGACACCCCACAGCACAACGGCTTGTGTCCCGCGTGATGCAGGGTCGATGCCGGCGATGAGCCTGATGCCGTCGGGGAGCTCCTCGAGGCCGAGGCCGCGTGATCGGTCGAGGGCATGTTCACGGATCATCTCCATGTCGAATACGAGTCCGGTGGTCGGCCGTGGCGCGTTGAGGTACCGCATCTCGTATCGGCCTTGTGACCCGCCGAGCCGTTCTTCTTCGCGACGCTTCTCCATGAGCCACCGGTACGACCTGACTTCGGGGAACAACATGCACCCTGATGCGTCGTGGCCTTCGATCACTTCCGGGTCGAGTTTGCAGCCCATCTCATCGTGGGCGCTTGACACCATGATCTTCCACGCCAACCCGTCCTCGTCCGGTCCACCCTCCATGAGTGACGCGGGGATGTCGTCCTCGTGCTGCCTCGATCCGATACCGAACCAAACAGTGTCCTCCTCTTTGCGGGTACCGAACTCGAGAAACTTGTCTTTCGAGTAGTTGCGCTGATCTTGGTCGCGGCATGTGTCGAAGTCCTCGATGTCATCCACGGCGAGTACGTCGAAGTCCAACGAGAGGATCTTGGAGGTGCGGCCGAACGCTGTCATCGTTGCCGACTTCTGGTCGTAGGCGGGTGACTGTGCAACGGTGAACTGGAACGTCGCCCACGGTTTACCTTCTGACCGTTCCGGCTTGTAGACCTCCCCTGGGGGGAGGGTGTCTGCGATGAGTGCTTCGTTGTGCTCGAGGTAGGCCTTGACCTTTCCGAGCATGACCTTGGCGATGTCCTTGGAGGCTGCAAGCCACCCGATCCGGATGTCGGGGTCCATGACGATGAGCCAGATGAACAGACGGATGAGGACTTCGGACTTGCCGTGGCGGGGTGGCGACAGGATGTAGAGCTTCCCGCCTGACCCGTAGGCAACGAGGATGGAACGGATCCACTCGAGGTGGAACTCCATGTTGATGACACGTTTCTTTTTGAACCGGAAGTACCACCGTGAGTACACCGCGAACGCTGCTGTCAGCTCGTCGGCGAGGCGATTGAACTCGTCATCGGCTTCGGCCTTCTCGTACAGGGCGAGCCCTATCTCTCGCAGGCGTGCCAGCTTCTCTTTCGGAAAGAGGGCACGTACACGCCACGACCAAATGAAACGGCCGGCTGCCAGCTTCTTGTCACGGTCATACCTCCACGCTTCCATCCCCCTCGATATGGTGGCGGGGGTGGTGCCGTAGAACTCTGCCACAGCCGCGGCCGATATCTCTCCATTGTCGATCCTTTCACCGTCGCCGGTATCGACGAGCCGTTTGAAGATCTCGCCCTTACGGGATCGCTCTACCCCTGATGTGTCGAGCACTTCGGCTGCTGCCTTGCTGTCACGCTTTGCATTGTCGCGCGTCCACTGTGCCTGCTTGCGGCACTCCTCATCGTGGTACTTCACCGTCTTTTTCGCTGCCTTGCGGCCGCGGATCATCTTCGTACACGACGGGTTCTGGCATGGGCGTGACAGTTTCCGTGCATCGACACCCGCAATCGCACCCGTGTTGACGCGGTGCATCGGGCAGTACTTCGTGTTGTGATGTGTCACGAGGAAGTTGGAGTTGCATCCATCCTTCGCGCACAGTTTTCGGTCAGCCACGCCGGCAGGGTATCACGCTTCGACGGTGCACGGGTGGTTGCGTAGCCTTTCGACTGGCCGCGGGCCCGTCAGGAACGTCACCATCCCGTGCTGTGTCCCATACCC